TTATTTACCTCCTATCTTTTTGGATTTGTCCAATGTCTTCTGGGCGGCCTCGATATCGCTGTATACGACATAGCATCGAATTCCATCCTTCAGTTTTTGAAGAATCGCCCGTAATAAACGAGGATCAATATTCTCTTCTTGAACGTTAGTTTTCAAATCAGTAAATAACTGGTTACCACTACTATCCTTTGTTTTTACGATAGAACCTCCAGACTCGAATCCAGCCAAACGTTTGCGCATCATCTGATTCATGTCTACAGTACGGATTTCTCCTTTTTCTTGAGCCTCATTAAGTACATTGATAAAAGGTCTTACTGTGGGATTCTCCAACGCATCATTGCTAGCGACCCATTCCTTATTATGACCAATAGGACCTTCACCGACAATAACCGTAGGCTGATCAATAAATCCTCGCTTATCAGGATCAACAGAAGCCCTAAACTCTTTCCCATCTTGAGAGCGTACGACATCCATGTAGCCACCAGATTGCTTCCCAGTCACTACCCGAGCCCCTGAGCCTCCACCAGATCCACCATCTGTACTATCAACTGTCATATTCATCACTTTCTTACGCTCGGCGTTAGCTGTTGCGATCTGAGCCGCACCAGTCGCAGTCAACATAGCCGCCGCAATCGCTCCCGCCACAGGTCCCATTTGGGCAAAGGCCTGCATAATAGCAACTGCCGTATTTGCTATAATCTCAGATACCTTAATAGCAAACTGTACACCCGCATATTTTTTCTGGACTTCCAGTTTCTTTGCTTCTTTTTCTTTCTCCAGTCTGGCAACTTCTTCAGTATTGTCTCCTGCCCTTTGGATCTCAGCATCGTATTTAGCGTCAATATTAGCAATTTCCGCTTCTTGCAAGGCATTAATGGCCCCAGAGAACATATTGGCATAATAATCGAAGCTATTTTTTAGGTATTTGACTTTTATCTGGTTTTTAGCCTTCTGATACTCCTCTTCTGAGATTAATCCCTCATCATGTTGCTTCTTGAGTTGCGCCATTTCCAGATCATATTCATCTCGCATAGATAGCAAGCCATACTGAGAACGAATCTGATTACGTTTATCCTCCTCTTGCTGTAATATATTTGTCTTGGCTTTCTCATAGGCCGTATCCAACTCCAAGGTACTCATTTGCTCCTTTTCGGCCATTTCTTTCCTCGCTTTATAAGCATCCTCCAGAACCTTCATCTGCAATTCTGTCTCTTCGCCGACAGTTGTCAGTTTAAATTCAGACTTAAAATCTTTAACAAGATCCTGAAGCTTTTTTTGTTGAGAAGATCTAGCCTTCGCCGCCTCGAGATCCGCAGATAAGACAGCATCGTTCGCTTCCTTTATGGCCTCGGCTTTCAAAGAGCCAGAGGAAAGCTCCAATGAAGTGGCATCTGATTGATATTGCTTATTTATTTTGAGCCGGGCTTCCGCATGCGCTGAATCCGCAGAGAGTACCAGCATCTCATATTGTTGCTGTGTAATCTTTTTATCCGCTAAAGATTTCTCAAATACAACAGTTTGTGTCTTATAGGATTCATCTTCTATTTTCAGTTGTTTATCACGGTTGTCTTTTAATACCTTCAATATCTCAGCCTCCCGTTTTTGAGTGATATCAAGTTGAACATTGCGAGCGTCATTCAATTGCTTATCAATAGAGGATAGAGTTTTAGGATCTGATGTCTTTTTTCGAAAGCTCTCCAATGCTTTTATCCTCTTTTCATAATAAACCGCATCCGAATGTAGTACCTCCAAATTATAGAATTCTTCTGTTTGCTGATTTTCAGTCTTATTCTGTTTCAATTTAAGCAGTTCTTGTGAATGGGCATTATCCATTTGCTGCAGTTTTAAATCCATCGCTGATTTAAACGTAGAATTTTGTTTCTTAAGTCCAGACTCGGAGACTTTATGTTTTTCAGGTGTCATAGATTTAACTTTATCATCAAGAGCTGTTAATTCCGATTTGTATCTTTGTATTTCGGCTTTCTTTTTTTCCAAAGATTTTTGTAGTTTCTTTTGGGCCGCCGGCCAAATACTGTTCAACAGTTTAGTCTCAATGATTGCTTGCTGCTCTTCCGCTTTAGCCAGATCCGCAGCAGATTGCTTACGAAGGAAATCGACAGTACTCTCAATAGCTTTCTTCTTTTCCATACCTTGCCGGACTAGGCTATTTACCATGACATCCACTTGTTCCTGAGTATCCTTATAAGCATTCTGCGCAGCCTCATTATACTTATCCTGATTCAACTGGTCAATACTACTCAAAGCGACCCGAAGTCCATCTACGATCTTACCTAACCAAGATAATGTCTTTTTAGCTACAGGTTCAATCCTTTGCCCTATAGTATTGAAAAGGGCATCCACCGAGTCTCCAAAGTTAGCGTATCGTCCTTCCAGCTCATCCATTTGCACGGCCATCCCTCCTTGAACCCCTTGAAGATCCCCCAAAGAGTATAGATAATCAGAAATAGCTTTCTCGGTAAACTGAACCTCAGTAGTGATGCCCTTAAATCCGAACTTAACCTTATCATTCTCTTTGTTCGCTTTGATTCCAAACTCCTTCAAGCGTTCGAATTCTCCCGTTTGGGCATCCAACAACGCCTCTATAAGTTGATCCAGCGATTTACCTTGGGAACTGGCCAAGTCACCTAATTTTATAATCTCATCGTGAGTAGGCGTTATACCACGATTAACCATTTTAATATAGGCCTCCGTAACCTCCTGCAGGGAATAAGGTGTTTCTTTCGCAAGTTGTTTCAACATAGACATTGATGTAACCGCTTTCTCTTGGCTTTGAAATGTATTTCGAAGTACCGCCTCATATTTCGCAAATTCTTTCCGGACATTTAAAGCGTTTGTCACAAGATCCTTCGCATAACCCACTATTTTTAGAGCAAGGAAACCCTTTACAACCGTAGTTACTTTCGAAAAGGAGGAAGATAAAGCGTCTCCCGTCTTTTGGCCATTCGTTTTAAGTTCAGCCATGCGGGATCTCACGTCTGTCAGATTTTTCTCCAGTCTTTTGTAATCCTCTGGATGTAGAGACTCAGACGTATTATCCAATTGCCGTTGTAAGTCTTTCGCTTGTTTTCGGAGTTGTCCCATTGTCAAGGCCGTAAGTCCTAACGTACCCTCAAGGGCCTTCATCTTTTCTTTATTCCGATCAATCTGATCATTATTATTAGAAACTTCTTTCGAGAGGTTCTTATATTCTTCCGACTCCTTTTTCCCTGTAGCGATCAGATCGATCATCCGGTTCTTCAATTCCTTATTTGAAGCCTTAAGCTTATCGTTATCTTTTTTGAGCGAACGGATACCCTGTTGTGCCTCTGTCGCATCAACTGAAAGAATCCATTTCAACTCATCTTCTGAAAGTTTTTTTGCCATACCTTCTATTTTTAGACGAAAATAAAAGTATGACTATCGGCCTTAAAGGACACTATAGAAGGTGTTTCGTCCAACTATCACGAAGTTCAGGAGAAGAAATACCCCCAAATTGCTCAAGATCATCCCTCATTAATTGTCGGATATTATCGGTAAGGCCATAACGGATATCCTGTAAGGTCTCATTATAAAGAACGCCCCATATCACTCGATTATATAGGGCTAATTTTCTCCGGAAGAACATATCCTGTTTACGATAGCGTATATCAAGGAATCGAAGATATGAGAATATTCGCATGTGGTAAGTCTGTTTTAAACCTTCTCCGGAGAAAGTTATAGGATGTTGACTTAGGAAATTAGCCAAGCGACCAGTTCCTTGTGGAAAATTAGATCGTATCACTTCCGCCTGTACATCATATATTCGGTTGATATCCCGAGATACGATCGTATGAATAAATTCAGTTTTTATAAGTTCGTCTGTAACCATGAGGATCGTTTTGGTTACAAAACAAAGGGTACGCTCTATTTCTTAAAAGGACGTACCCTTAATATATTACTTCTCAATCATTAACCATTTGAAGTTAAGTCCCAATGTTCCTCGAGGAGCCCGAAATACGAAACCCGCCTCAAAGAGCGCATCGTATACATCTTGAGTTGTAGCGTTGCAACCTGGGTTTAACTCATTAATAGCGTCAGCCACCTCCTTCGTTGATAACTTATGAGTAGCTTTACTCTCATTTTCGGTAGGTTCGAACCGCTCACGAATAGCGTGGACGTAGGGGTTTAAATCTGTTTTCTTGGTACTCATTGTTGATTTTCCTTTCCAGTAAATGTACGTAATCTTTTCTTGACAAAACTCAAAGCGGCTATAAGGGAGAGCGACTCCTTCTCACTAAGCATGCCGGGATCATCGTGTTCGCAAGCGATAAAAGTAATGGCATCATCAATAGTCTTGATGTCTTCTAGAAGTCCAATATTTTCATCTTCTTGCCAATACCTTATTTTATCGAGCATGGCTTTCGAAACACATACATTCTCTATGGTCATTTCCGACCTCCTTCCTTACTTTTTGGCGTGTGCCATGAATAACTGAAATACGCAAGTGTCGCAAGAATCGGCAAACATACAAAATAAGGCAGCAACAGGGCACCAATACACGCCAATAAAGATAGGGTGATTTTTAGATCTTTCACGCATGTTACTGGTAAAAGATCCTGCCACTCTTCCGGGAGACAGTTCCGGAGATTTAACGCTAGGGCGTGGACTTTCGCCCAAGTGAAAGGATTCGATACTTGTATTCGCCGCCGGCTACCGGTAACGGATACGGTTAATGAAGTTGTTTTCATACAGTGATGACTTTTGACTTTTAGGCAGAAACAAGAACGGCTGCCATTTCCCGCTTCGTCAAAAGTCATCACAGTCACTGCCGGAGCAGAAAAAGTAATAGGGAAAGGCAACCGCCTATATCGTATGTATCATTTTCGTAACTTCACGAAAATGGTAAATTTCGAGCATAAAAAAGCTCGACGTATTTCGTTGAGCAATTAACCGCTGCCCGGCGACAATGACAAACATTGATGACTTTTGACATTGCAAATATGGTGAAAGTTTTTGGATCTACAATGCGGAACCATTTCATTTTTCATTAACATCAACAACTTTATTTAAAGTTGAATCAATGTAGAAATTCATTCCAAAAATTTGTTTTACTCCATTTTCATTATTAGCACGAAACTTATGCATCATAACAAATCCCTCAAACCTCGGCTGATAATTTGACTTCAAATTTTCCACCAACGTTTTATAATAAGATACACTGTCATTTAATGAAGACCATTTTAAAAATTCTTCATTATAAGCTTGGGCATATCTTACTGTATCCTCTTTCCACATAGATAACATAGAAGAAGAGATCCCGAAGGAGCGTTCTAATCGTTTTAATACTTGCTCTACATCATTGATCGTTGAATCCGTTTCCATAAGTGAAAAAACAGAATCTAACGCTCCATAAGAAACTGATTCATAACTATTCCAGTCATCCAAATTTTCCTTCAAAGACTGCTTTATTAATTCTTTTGCTATATCTTCATTTGACTTTTGACATGAAGTCAAGAATAATAGCATTAACAAAAAGAACATTAAGTATTTCATTTTCAACAACATTAAAATTCTACTTACGTAATAAACAAACATATGTCCAATAAATAGATACTAATACTTTTTAGCAAGAGCATCTTCTTATAGCAGGCTTAAGTTCAGCCTCAAAATCCTGTTTTTCAAGACTTTTATTGATCTTAAAGTCTATTTTCACATTGCAAATAAACTCTTCTATCCCCACATATTGTAATTCTGGAGCATGTAACTCATTTTCAAAATACCCATACACCTCCGCCACAACATTTATATTTAGAAATCCTGATACATACGCACTCTCTTCAAAAAGATTAATTCTTGGCTTAGAACATTCTTGTATTGATATAGCAGACACGTCCAATAATCCACCTTTATAAACACATAAATTCCAATCAGCAGGATCTATTTTTCTGAAATTTAGTCTTATCAGATCTTTCAAAAATTCACTATGATCACACTTACAAAAATCGATAACATATTTATCATCTATATGCAGTCCATCTATCTTTTCTTTAAATTCCAGAGCAACTTTATTCAATACTGCATAATCATTATCAAATAGAGAATCAAGGGAGTTGATTAAGACAACATAATCACAGTCATTCTTCAAGTCAGGATGAAGATTGCCCTCCTTATCACAAAAATCTTTTTTATTATTTGTACAAAAAACGTAATTTACACCTTCATGTCGTCCTTTATTGGGAACCATATCTCTCTGAATAAATTTTACATATGTAAACCAAATAGCAGCATCTTTAAAACCTGCATCAGATTCTCCATCTGTCCCTTTAAAAGGCTTCTTTTTAGCTATTGCACGATCTAATATATTATAAAACTCACCATCTAGATATTGAGTTGGCAAAACATTAATTACCCCTCTATTTTTCAACTCTTCATAAAACTTATCGAAGTCTGCCAATAAATTTTCTTCATCAGTGTCCCCCAATTTTATATCAATAGTTTTTTTTGTTGGCAAAAATTGATTATACGTCTTCAAAAGATTACCTAGCTCTTTGGTTGCTAATCTTAATTTTTTTTGATATTGGATTCTTAATTCTTGTAATACAATGTCAGAAAGAAAAAGCCTTATTTTTTGCTCCTCCGCCAATCTCAAAATAATAGAACTATGCCAGTTTTTCCAAAAAGGATCTGTACATAAGCAATTAGTATCTAAAAAGAGTTTTATCATAACCGTGTATTTTAATTTATTTTAATAATATTAGTACAAAATAACAACTAGACCTTTATTATGTTTAATTATGAATTATCGGTGTAAATATGGAGTTTTTTTAGGACAAAAACAAAAAAGCCCCACTTTAAGATAAAGCAGGGCTAAAATTGTTGTCAAACAACCCGAGCTTAAGCAAACTTAAGCGCAGTTTCATTTATTCTCTTACTCAAATCTAGTAGAGCTTCAGCAAAACGCTTACGCTCCTCTTCCGTAAATTGAGCGGGTTTACCATTAACCTTATTCCCATTTAAACGTTGATAAAGCCAATTCTTACTTTTTCCAAAATAAGCCTTCGCTATATAACTCAAAGAGATCGCATTTGCGACATCACCTAATTCCAAAGCGAGTTTTACATCTTGCAATTCGTCCTTAATCGCACGTAATCCCTCACGAGTAGAATCAGCGAAAGCTTTACGTTCATCCTCAGACATAGAGTCCATCCTACAGGCTCGCTCTTCTTGAAATGCTACACGCTCCTCGGGAGACATGCTCTTGAACTTTTCAAAATCAGCCTGCATATCTTCGGTCGGTAGAAATTTTGATAAGTCTCTCATATATATTTTTTTTGTGCCCCTCCTAAGAGGGGCCTTGTTAATCACTCTGTTTTCAGCTTTTCTTCGATCTCTGCAATCATATCTAAAATATCATTGATATATTGCTCGAACTGTGGATCTTCCTTTATTACCCGGTTCCCTGTATGGAACTCAAATAGTAATTTTAGGTTTTCCTTTTGTTGAACGAGTTCCTCTCGCTCCTCTTTTGTCATAGGCTTAAAATTTATCGTTAATACTCGTTTTGTTTGACATCACAAATATAATAATCTTTAGCTTATTATGCAAATAATCCAAAGATTATTTTCTATTTTTTTGCAGTAGTAATAGGTTTTCCCATATTTTAGCTCAAGCTGGATTCATAAAAAAGATGTTCACTTCCTATAAAAACATTTTCTTAATAGGAATCAACCATTACATATTATTAGCCCTGTTTCGCATAATCATATTTTATCAAATCCTCCAAGAAGTGCTCTGGGGAATCTGCTCGGATAACAAAGCCCGACATCTGCAGGAAGCGATCCGCAAAACTCGTCATATATTCGGTATCTGTACATTCCGAATCGAAGCGGCTACCTTCACGTAATTTCATTACAAAGTCTGAAGCACAGGAGGCAGTTATTTCACCACCATCCTGCAATAAGAATTTCTTACTCTCCATCATCTATTCAATTTTTTTGTTCGTAATCTAAAGAAACTTTTTTGCTCATCATTCAGAAAAGGCAAATCATTCAACGCTGTTCCTGTTGAAATAGGTTGATACTGAGCAAAGATAACTAAACCGTTCAAAAATAAAATCCACTGGCTTATTTTATCGTAATTTATCGATCCGGCGTGTTGTCTAAACTCTATCGTTTTGTGGCGGGAATAACTTTGCGGGTTTAATTTGAAATATCTCGTATTCCCAAAAGCTACTCTCTGAAGTTCATTTATATTTTGTGCGCTATTTATCTTTTGTTCCATAATATTCCGAAGGCTACGGCAATATGTGTTTTGTCGGCGACTTTCTGGCATAAATTTATCTATTACAGATTCGATATGCTTATAAGAAATCGCTAAATTCTTCCAAGTCTGGAGGTCAAAGTTCGCCGCATCAAAATGGATATGTAAACCGCAAGAAGCATTTACTTTTACCTCACAAGCATCAAGGATCCAGCACACTTTTTTTAACTCGTTCAATCCAGTCTGACCTTCCAAAACCGGGCTTACAAGCTCAAATGTGTTGCTACCAGAAAGACTTGAATCTGTTACCAGTTTCCAGTGGTTACGGGTATAATGGTTATAGCCTTCAATCGTTACCTGTATACCCTCTTCTCGTAAAGCTTCTGCCAAGATCTCCATCTGGCAATTGTAGGCCTCTATTTCCACGCCAAAGCGACGTGTAAAAGAATAATCCAAACTTTGCATTTCTAATATTTGCACTGAAGGGTTTGCCAAGTTCATTTTAGCATAAACATTTTGGACGAAACCGTAGTTTCCGTTAGTTACTAGATCCGCTACCTGTCGGCGAGTAAGACCAAGCATAAGAAGCTGTTGAATTTTTAAAGTCTTTGTTGTTGTCTGCGCTAAGATATTTGCTATTCGCTGTTCCATAACTTATTGATTTCCTTTACTTTATTATACATCTAAGGTAACACTATAGTTAGGCACACGCAAGTATTAACCTGCTTATTATTAAGATTTTAGCTTAGTTTATCTTCTTAAAAACCATCCTGTTCTCACGAGCAAGATGGTTCAAACTAACTTAATTCTAATACCATGAAAAACACCTTATTTTCTACCTTTTATGAAAAAGCAACCTATTAAAAGACTAATACCAATTCCTATAATCAATGATAGTAAGCCTGCATCAAATAACTTACTATCCGTTAAATTCAAACTGACCGTTTCCGACCTATCTATTAAATCATCTTGAACACTTAAATCAATAGCTGACGAATCTGATTTCTGTAAACAGCTACCACCTTCAACTCGACTATTATTTTCAACCTCAAAAATCATATCAGCTACTTTATACTGTACCCCAATGCTATCTGGACGAGACCAGAATGTTATCTGTCCGGATAATTCACTCCGTAGATTTTCTTTTATGGAATCATTATAAACAAGCCCGGAGAGTCTTGAGGACATATACGCTGAACGATATTCTTTCTTTATATCAGTATTCGTCTCCGTCTTTTGCTTTGTCTTACATCCACAAACTACCAAGCAAAAGGTAGTACACAAACATAATATCGCTCGACTCACAACGCATCCCATCCGGCTTCGACTTCAGAGAGTATAGCGGGAACTCCATTCTCGACTTCACTAATAGCTGCGGCCATCGCACACATGATCGATTTATCATCAGGATCCGGAACGAAAGTAGTAGGAATCCCCATCTCTTGACAAACACGGGAAATATATCCTGAAGTATTGTTCTCGTGTTCCGGAGCCCACCGCCGTACATAGTCCGGAATAGTCCGACAACCATGAAGTTTATTATAATTACGAAGTAACTTCAATAAAGCTCGATAGCCAGAAACCCTATCCTTAAACTCCTCAAAAACAAAATCCCTTTTCTCATGTATGGCAATCTCACCCTGCCAATCAATATTATCGTTGTTACGAATATTGCCCGGGTTATTATTCCGGAGTCCACGAGGTAATTTTTCAGTTCTCATTTTTGTTCCTCCTCTAATTTCTTAAATGGATCTACACTTATTGGTGGTTTACGTCCTGAACACTCCAGCTTTTCACATTTCCAAAGTCGTAAAACAGCGACATTCGTTGTAAGCCGATTGTTCTCATCTCTTGAAGATTTAAGATCATCATACAGCTTGTCTATCAAGTCACTTTTACGGGTTTGCTCCTCCTTACTCTGCAAGAAAAGTTCGCGCCACTGCTCACTAACTTTCGCTTCATTTTCCAGTTCCGCTGAACGACGTTTTTGGGGAAGCAATACAATAGTAGCGATCCCCCCACCCCCAATCAACGAAAAAAAAGATATCACGATTGTTGTCCAGTCCATGAACGTCCCAATATTATTATCAGTACAAAATTGTCTCTTAAAGCATAAAAATTAAAGGACACTCACTTTCTTCCTTTCGCATTAAAAGTATCATAGCCATTACGATTAAAGAGCAGTGTCCACCCTATACTTGAAAGTTCACGTGCGATGAATGGAGTTAATGTATGGTTATTAGAGATATCTTTCAGCCAATAGCGTTCCCGTTGTTCTCGAATCATCTGATTACGTATCGACACCAGACAAGAAAGACATCTATCAGAAACGATCAGCTGTTCCATCAAATCTCCGGAGAAATCCTTTAATCTGTAAGCTACCGTTATCGCCAGACGAGTATAGTCAACGAAACGATTACTTCCATCCGTATCACACTCAATTTCGCCATAATCCACGAAAAGGTAATGACCAATCAAGTTATTGACTCGGGCAGATACGGCATCGAAATTTGGCCCAAATACATAATTCTTGATCTCCGGGATAATCTTATCATCCCGTAAATCAAGAGCTTCTTTGAGCAGCTCCCCATATCCCGGAATGTAGCTTTTTCCTTTATTAAATAAAGGTACGATAGCCTCTCTCTCTGGGAACTGAGCATAGTAAAGAAATAATTCTATTAATAAAGACGTATTCATAAGATCATTTTTATCATTTTGATGGACAAACCGGTTTTATCAGAAATTTCTACCAGATCCAAACCTACCTCATTCATAGCCGTAACACTCTCTATCAGTTTTTTTCTGAGAATAGTCAAATACTTAATGACCGGCATCTGCTCGATCACATCAACGTCCCCCAAACCATCAGCTGACAGATTATATAAACTTTCAGCCATTCCTATTGATATAGACGGTTTATGATCCTTCGATTTTTTGAGATATAATATGTTGAATCGTGTGCGAGTAAACAAATAATTAGAGAAGGCCTGAAAGTTTAGCGTAATAGCTTGAAGTATAACTGGATCCACGTCAACAAATGTTTGTGATAACATATGCGCTCCCTCTGAGGTGTACTTTTCTGGATAATAAAGAATAGCGACTAGTAGAGGAAGCTTTTCTACAGAACAACCAAGTAAGCCATAAGCATCAATAAACTGTATAGCCGTAAGAGAACAGGTCAATGTCTCAAAGTCTGTATGTATCGTATATGATGAAAACAGCCGGTTCCCTACGATCAAGGTCGGAACTAATTGAGCGAGAAAGCAGTTATTTATGACATTCATATCTTTAAATATAAAGTCGATTTGCGCAGATAGAAGATACAAATTCTCACGAGCCGTGATCCCTTTTATCTTTTGAGGTTCCAAATCCAGGGCTAAACAAACATAATATAGATGAAGTTCCCTATATGAGATTTCACCGATAGCATATTTATGAAGTAACCGGCATAATTCTAGATATAACATTGGAGAAAGCCGTTCCCACGAGTTTGGGATACTATATTCCCCTAATGTCGTTTCAAAAATAATTACTGGAGCATTCATGGCATCAAGTATATTTTATCGCTATCCCGATTAAAGGAGGTCATAGAGTCAACATTCCCAGATTCTGGATCACTTAGAGCCAAATCTATCGCCTTGATCATGCCCATCGCTTGACTTTGTAAAGAAACAGATAAGTCATTTAAAGAAGCTTTCTCGGAAGAACCATGACGAAAACCTTTTGCTTCGTCAAACAAGTTCCGAATCGTTGCCGGCAATTCAATAATATCAAAACGATAAAGAGCGATAGATAAAACTAACATTGCTAATGCTCGTTTCAGTTTCATTTCAAAATCCTCCTCCCGTCCTTGTATAGTTACAAAGTACCCTCCAATTGTATCATCAAGTACCTCACGTTGAATGGCGATAGTCCGAAAGAAAAAAAGATAAGACATGTCTATACCATACAGACTATTAAATTCAGCCGTAGTCTTAATACGTAAGCTATCCAAATATTGATAGTCCGTTGTCTTTTGCCAAGCCTCCTTATACGAACTATTTGAAGACAACTCATTAATAAGAGAATCCATCGCATTATAATAATTCTCCACATATTGTCTCCGCATAGTATCTAACTCATATTTATATACATCAGCCCCTCCTGACATCCTTTTGGCGATTGTCGTGAAGATAATAGCCTTATGCATAGTTAAATTACCATAAGCGATTCTCACAAATAAATAGGCTTCAGAATCCTTATTGTCAAGAATACGATTCCAAAGATCTGGAGTAATTATACCCTGTATTTGCTTCCTCGCTCCAATGGCGGATGGATTTAACTCATCCAGTTCTATATCACTACCTACAAAAGGTACCACTTCCCTAAAATCAGCGATACCATCGAATAATCCTATAAGCACGTTGTTCATGGCTGTTGTTTATTTAATCGATCATTGGGTGAAACTTCTTCTTGCCGAGCCGGAACTTCCCGATAAAAACCAAAACGATATCCTTGTCTATATAGTTCCGGGAAATTGACCTGTAACACTTGATTAAACGGCTCACTACATTTTTCATCATCAGGAGTGAGCGTCTGCAAATAAAGTAGATAGTTGTAATAAACATCAGCTCCTGATTTTGATATTACACCATCTTTACTTACACTAGAAATTGAAGAGTCCATTCCTACAGCTCCTAACAAGACTTCATCTACACGTTTGTCATACTCGATCAAAGAGGATATATATTCCTTGTACTTCAAGTCAATCACCTCAATCTTCCAGCGTTCTTCTTCTCCTTGACCGGTTTTAAATGAATAAGAAGAAAACGCTTTCCCTTGATTTTTCTTCCCAGACAAATATTTGGAAAAACGACGTAGCTCTTCCTGAGTATATTGGACGATCAACGATTCGCGATACTCCGTACCTATATCAATATGATTATATTGTAATAAAGGAATATTTTCCTTTTTACGATTCTTATTCTCATCGCAAAGGGCCTTGATCTGTTTGCGTTTAGCCTCGACCCACGCATAAGGTATTATAACATGTATTTTCGCTGCCAGACTGTTATTCAAGAAAGAATCAATAAATTCAGGTAATTCGTTCGATGTCTTGATATGCGTCTTAACCCCCTCATGAGTTTCGTTCTCACCATAAAGATTACCTACCGTACTTTCTCTATGGTGAGAAACCGCCGCATACTTATAATTATCAATCTCACTAATCCGGAACAAAGGATAAACCTTGAATTTTGCCGCCCCATAATTCCAATTCCCTACCACTACAAAGCGCATATCGTTATACAGGACAATATCTTCCGCAACATCTTGTTTTAGGGTAGCAAGTCGACAGTATTTATTCTCAACCAATTCTAAACCCGCTACAGGTATTTTCCCTATCGATTTACCATGCGACATACGCCATTTAACGAAGAAGTCTCGGAAAAAATAATATCGCTTGATAAGAGCAAGTCCAAAATCCGTATAAGACATCTCCATACCATTTTTTTGCCAATCATCCAACCAATTCTTTACCTTTGGTATCTCAACCCATTCCCGGATAACTTTATTATTCTCAAGCCGATCTTTATATATGCGTGGACCTTTTCCATAAAGCATCTTAATCTGTTTACCGATCAAGCTTGGAAGCAATCGATTATTCTTAATCTCAACCTCAAGGCGTTCGCACTTACGGTTATCGCCTCCCCTAGAATATATGTTATAACCATCCACATTTAGCCAACGAAAGGCAATATTCCGATTATACCCAGATACAGGGAGTGTATCCGAATCCATATCTCGCACCAATCCCCTACCGGGATCCGTTCCGACTTGGAAAGTAATGACATTATCTTCATCTAGGTAACAACCTAAGTTTCCCCACACATCCATCTGACTCATAGCCAATCTACTTTATGAAGTTTAAAACCATCCTGAGAAAAGCCCATATACCGGATCAATATCCTGTAACATGACTTTGGCTTCCCGTCCGCATCCGTAAAAAGGAACAGGTTCTCGCTATCGACTTGGAAGCGCTCTTGAGGTAACTGTGCCCGGTACTTACAGCCAACCTTGGTAACAAGCTTAGCCGACGCCTTCCCCCTTACCTTAGAATAGGGGTAAAAGACGATGGTAAAGCATCCATCCGGTAACTTCGAGAGTTCCTTCGCCCATTGCAACGCATGCGGTCCTTGTATTGTATCCATGTCCAAATCTACAAAGGTTAGAACGAGAGGTAAAGGACATGGCGGGCCTTTGTCATATTTCCCGGGTTCCAAGACTGAATGCAACTCAAGTCGATTACTCAGCGGGGCGTCACACGGCGAGCATCCGGTGAGACCGAGATTTCATATGAGATTAAAATAATCACTGAATAACAAGCAAATAAATACATTCTCAATGTCAAAGCATACCATTATCATACTATAAGGTAATGTTTTTCATATCAAACCATTGTCTTATCCTATAGAATTATCCGGTAAATCATCGGGGATCGACGTATATTCATTTGGCATACGTTCAGAATAAAGCCCATAAAGTAAATAAATTAAAGCGGAAGGAAGCTGTGTAGTTAATCCAGCCTGATATTTTAATGGGACTTTTTTCTCACTTGTTTTATCCAGCTCAATGCGTCCATCCGTTTTCTTTCTCGGTGATAACATAATAGAACTACATAGGTTCGGACATTCGTTCTCATCGACCTGCACACGTGGAAAAGCATTTGATTGTTCTCCAAAAACAAGCAATAACAATTTGAATTGTTGCCAATAATATATCGTACTCTGGCCCTCATTCATAAGTTCCACAGAAAAACCAAAACTTTCTAATTCTCTTTTCAGGATACGGGCATCCGTTGTTATAGCCTCAAAGTCCTCTTTCTTTTTATTGCCTGCACGATCATAATACAGACGAATACGCTTATTTTTCACATCAGAGCCAAAGAATTCATGAATGGCAGAAGCCAACTCTGGCTGTTGTTGCGGATAATAACAAGTAAATTCTTTTAAAACACGAAGTTCTGTTCCCTGTTTACGCTCTTGCGCAACTACGATACTGGAAAAATGACCTGGATCATATCCCAACAGCAGTTCCTCACGTGAGTCATAATATTTCAAGTAAAAAGCAGTAAGCCGAAAGTGTTCCTTCAGGTCCAGCCTCATAATACTCGCATACTTATAGCTATCCGTAAACTGGTGTTTCTTCGGGACATAATTTGCGAAAAACCTATCTACGACCGCTCTTTTCCGGATAGCGCAAATAGCAGTTAAAAACTCGTCTATATCAAGGCTTTCCCATTGGGTCTTAAAAAATTTTGGACCAAGAATGTCTTTATTCACAAAAGAACTGGCTCGAATATAGTAAGTCGCATAACGGCGCATATCAGCCAATCGGGGTTTCCAGAGGGCAATAGTACGCTTTTGCTTCTCTATTTCAAGCCGGATCTTTTCCAATAAGACCGGATTTTTTTCCTCCCGAGATAAAACATCCGCTTTGTACATCTCATACAAAGCTTTATTCAAATGTAAGGAAACTGTTACTATTTCCTCTATCAAATCTTGATTTACATTATGCTCATATTCTTCAAACCAATTGTCTTCCCCCAAATCAACCCGAGCCGTATCCGATACTCCAGTAATTCCTTGATAATATTGACTGGCACGTATTTCTGCACTAGAGCCACGCAGAGACGGAAACAAACGGCTCTTCAGTTTCTCCCCTTTCTGGTGCTTCATTTCCTCTATAAAGGCATGCGTACCCGAACGCCCAGCCACTGACTCCGGCTGATCACTGGAGACTAGTTGTAAATGAAAACCATTTCGAAATAGAATGCTATGTTTTGGAAAAGCTATCGGATAGCGAGGCTGCCGAAAATGACCGGGGATCTTACTTTCTCCGACAATATAATCGACTCCATATTCCAACATCGTCCGTTTTCCATTCATGATTGGCCGGCTAAAATAGGCTTGAATATTCGGCCAAATATTAGTAAATAACGCAGTATAAGTCTTATGTACCAAAAAAGCCAGCTCCCCGGGCATATCATTCGCAACCTTAATAATACGAGGGCCAAATACACCCTCGGTCTTACCGCCAGCACGTGCCACTTCTACTATTTGAGTATTAGCATCCACCACATTCGCCCGAATTTGCATCAGGTTCATATAGTAATCCTCAAAACGATTTGATTGGATAACATTATTCTCCATGGTCAGGGATCTCCTCTATAATTTCAGCATCCACAATATCAGCATCACGTAAAAGTCGATGTTTCTCCTCTTTTTCCACCGGTAAATTATCTATCAGATTTATATAGAAACCATCGTTATTTTTCTTAGCGATCACTTTCAAGCTACGTTTATTAAAACCTATCAATTCCGCCGTAACCTCATTAGATATTAAAAATACCGGAGCCCAAGCATTTTCTTTATCCGCAGCCTCCGAAGCACGCAGACGACATTCATGGGCAGCATCAAGGCAGGATTTGGCTGTTTTATACTCATCCGCTGAAATCGCCAATTTCGCAAGGTCCTCATATTTATTGGCATAGTCTGTTTCCCAGACCTTCGTAGCTACATTATTGTCTACATTGAAGTAAGATATCGCAGAATAAAACCGGGCCTTACAGGTTCTGATATCAACATCCTTTTCCTGTAAAGCCATAATGCGGGAGCGAAGTAAACGAGCGGCCCGAGTGATATTTCGTTCATATTCATAGATCTCTGCCGCCCATTGTATCTGTTTTAGAAATAGTTGTACTTCTACCGGAATACCCTTACATTCCCCCGTTTGCAAGAAATGATGGACGATATCAGGATGGAGCTTCTCTATAGTCTCTAGGTAATTCATATACCAAACAAGTGTTTCTTCAAATCCTTTATTTTTCTTTCTTTTGAACGCTCCGCCAGAGCAGAAATAGAATCGATATCCCCCTTCTCTGCTTGCTTTGCTAACTCCGCATCGATATTCCATGCCCCGATCGCCAGTCCATTTTGATAAGCCAGAAAAAACGGATCGTCTGGAATTGTCAGACGGATCGCTAGTTCCACCCGTTCTTTTCCTGTCAGATTTAGTAAAGAGGCTATGCGCTCCGGACTATATCCAAGCGCACCGAACGATCTTATCTGAGCACTATAGTCTTCCATTGCTTAATAATCTTGCGGTAGCATCCACTGAGAGAGTCTCTCCTTGACGCACGAGTTGAATCGGTTGGTTCCTAAATAAAGCCTTAAATCGATAAACGGTCGCATCCGCATACCTCGGATCTATTTCCATAGCATAACAGATGCGATCCACTTGCTGGCATGCCATGATAGTTGATCCGGATCCGGAAAAGAAATCAATCACAATCGATCTTGGACGAGAACTATTTCGAATAGGATAAGCCATTAAAGCTATAGGTTTCATGGTGGGATGAAGCGCATTTCTTTGAGGCTTGTCAAACTTCCATATAGTTGTTTGTTTCCGATCCGAAAACCAAGAATGTGATGCCCCGGGCTTCCACCCATATAAAACAGGTTCATGTTGCCACTGATAATCTTGACGTCCCAGACATATTGAGTTTTTTTCCCATATACAGCATTGAGCAAATTTAAAACCGGCTTGTTTAAATGCTACTCGGAAATTACCACCTTCACTATCCGCATGGAACACATATATCGCAGCTCCCGGCTTCATGATCTTGAACATATAGCTAAAAACCTGTCTTAAAAAAACCAAGAACATATCATTTTCCATCGAATCATTATCGATTGTCAGCTGATCAGGGGTATCACCTTGGTAGGAGACGTTATATGGTGGATCTGTCACGCATATATCCGCCATTTCCCCATTCATTAATTCCATGACAGATTTTATTTCTCGACAATCACCACACATTAAGCGGTGATTACCTAATAGCCATATGTCACCCGGTCTAGTTATATATTCATTTTCCGCAGGAATCCGGAGTTCCTCCTCGTCCTCTTTTATATCTTCTAAATCTTCACCTCCAAATAGATTGTGTTTAGGCAGACCTATATCCAAAGATTTCGCTTCGAAAGGTAAATTAAAACGTTCCATCGTATCAGAGTCGATGTTATACTTCTTGAACAATAATGTATCTGGATTTTTTTTAGCGAACTCAGAGTTATAAGCCGCAATTTCCTCGACCGCTTCTTTTTTATCTTCCGCATAAATAGGTTCATAAGGAATATCTGGAATTAGAAAACCAGATTTCCGCAAAGCCAATAGAGCTTTCCTGCGTTGGTGCGCATCAATGATCCATAATTTACCATCCGTATCCTTCCATGCTTTAAAGGCATACTTAAACCCACGGGTGATAATCAACATCTGCAGCTTAGCTAACTTATCAGGATCCGGTATCTTAAAATCTTCTTGCAATTCGTAAAATGAATCTAAAGAAGCTGTAGGTAAATTTCCTAAATTATAAATTGTTATTTCTTTCATCTTTCAATATCGTTTCAAAAATTACTTCACGCGCTTGGTGCTTAGCCAAGTTCTTTCTATCGTTATCACGTTGACTTGTTCGAGAGTCATTATTGAGATATGATCTATATCTCTTTATATTCTGTTGACAATTAGCATATTTCATCAAAAAAGCCGCAGGATCTTTACGACGAAGCTCTTCTAACTGGAAACGTTCGGAGTAATGAACTAGTAGAGGATGTTTGTTTCTCCATTTGCCACTATCGCTAAAAGATCGAAGTTCCTCAAAACATTGAAGGTTCCGGATTCGTAACTCGGCCATCTTCGCTACCTTGCTCTCGGTAGGGTTCTCGTCGAGTTCAGCATCTAGAACCTTCATCTCACGCCACGTATTAATACGATCATTATAGATTAATGTCGCAATTTGGACATCTTTGTCAAAGATGTTTTTCCAGTCGATTTGCGGATATTCCTCTTCTTTCTGGATTTTTACTGAGTCACCGTAAGTTCGTTTTTTTTTTCTACGTCTGTTACATCTGTTTTACTGGAGTCCCCTTCAAGATTTTCTTTTTCGGCATTATCTGAAGCTCTTCCTTCGCATTGTATATTAATGCTTGATTCTGCTCTAGCTTCTTTATCCGTTTTTGTATTTCCCTCATTTTCATAAGATTCTAAAATTGTAAGTTTTTCATTTTCAACACGACGACGATTCAAGCGAATCTTCTCTGAAGTCGTATACTCCAATAGAGTATACAGAATCTTTTCCGAATGGCGTGCCGCATTTACTATTGGAGATCGAAACAAATCATTTTGCGGACACATATTCTGAAGGAAATGCAGATCTACTTCCGCATATTCTGGATTATGAAGCTCCCGGAGGAGCTTCATTTTTTCTTTTATACTGTATGCCATAACCGAAGATCTATGCGGTTTGTATTCTTGAACCTTGAATCTCGACTAATGTTGTTGGATCAAGCACTCTAAACGATATTTGAGAACCGGCCTTGGCAGTCCAAGTAGCACCATCTTCCATAATAAAAGAGGTATTATCCGCTATTGTTGCCGCATTTGAACTACCTAATCCATTTAAAGTAATGACCCTTCCTTTATCCGTAGCTGTCAGTCCAGAAACTGTAGAGATCGCATAAGTAGCTGACGCCCCCTCCGGAATATTATAAGTATTGGTAGCGGTAACAAGTTTCAAGTCTGTAGCTCCTGCGGCAAGCGAGACCGGAGCTTTATAAAGTAAATCACCTACATATTTATGATATTGCTTGATCGATTTGTTCTCAAACGTAAAGGTCACTGATCTATTCTCCTTATCATTCTTTAAATTAAAAGATTTCAATACCATCGGTTTACAAGGATTACCCAATATAAAACGATTATTAGATTCACATTCTTGAAAGATAACAATGAACTTGCATCCGGCTTTCTCCTCAATGAAATTAAGGAGTTGATCTCGCACTCCTCCCATGATTATAGTAAAGGTGTTCGTACTCGAAATTGTAAGATCGCCTTTTTCCCCGGAACTGGTGTATGTCGGGATATCGTGGGCCTCGAAGTAATGCATATACTCTCCGCCGAGCAAAGGGAGGGACGAAACCTCCCGGCTTGCGTTTGGGAGTGGAAATTGACGGGCAGAATCCAACTGCTTAGTCTCAATTAGCCAAACTTTATAAGCGATCGATTCACCAGCGACCTCTTTATCGGCGACATCATCTATATTTCCAATCGCCATCATACTAGCCATGGTTGCCCCCATAATCACCTCTGTTGAGACTCTCGTGTCTTCCGGAGAAGTCATTGCCGCCACTGTCGCTACCGAAGCAAACAACAACATAAGACAAAGAAAAAATTTAATCTGCAAAGCACGTCGTGCCTTGAACGCCCGCTTTTGAGCGGAAATATAGGAAAGAACTTGTTTTTTCTGCATAACTATAAATTTTGATAATTTGTAATACAGAGCCGGGATTAGTCCCGGCCCTTAATTGAAAAATGGACAAAAACTAACGAGCTCCCGGAATATTAGGTTGTAATTCCTTATTAATGGTACGCACGCCTCCCTCCTGCCGTTCCAACTCGATAAAGTTGCCAGCATTATTTAAGACAACCATAATGTAGTCGCCTATTTTTGTCGGAGTATAGGCCTTTGTTATATCAGCAAACTTTCCAGACTTTGCTATAGTCGTAGCATTATCTATAGATCCACACTCAATCAAATAGACAACACCTTTTTTCGCTCCGATGATATCGGTCAATACTTTCGCGGCTGTATTAGCCGGCGTCAAGAACCAGAACTGATTACTTGTGGAGACTGTTGTTGTATCCGCTTCCAGTATCGTGGCCGGCTTATTACAGAATACACGTTGTAAACTGTAGTTATTGGTAGAAAGTGCGTCCAAGGAAGAGAAATGGCGACCGATAAAGCTTGCGGTAAAACCTTCTTTCCAAGTAGCCCATGCCATGACCATTTCCATAAATTCTTGCAATTTAAAAGCCAACATTTCTCCGGGAACGAATTCAAGACACTGCAAATTGCCCGGCTCCTGCATGTGGATAAGCTTGCTTTGCCCCATATTAGGAACCCATTTAATAGGAATGCCTTTATCAGGAACGACATTCGCATAACTTTGAGGACCTGTAAAATCGATATCCTTACCATACTTTGTCCGACAATTCGCAAGCCACCAATCACGATGATTCTTATTTAAATAAATAGCAAATCCCTCCAAATCAATATCCTCGTCAAGGGTAGACTTTACATCACTCACAAATTCAAGCACAGCGTCTAAAAACGTAGTCGCACTGTAATCATTATAAGCATCATCAGAATGAGGAAGCAAGGAATTCTCATGCATATAGCGGACTAACGTATAGATCAAGCCGGTAGAAGAATTTAAATAACTTCCCGGAACCCCTTTCTCGGGCTTTACATAACAGCCACGGATACGACGGCGGTTTTGTTCACTGACCATCTGTTTATAAATATTCAATAACTGCCACTCAATCATACCCCATTTAATAGGATCTGAGCCATCAGTATTTAGGTAACCGATATATTTTCGCTCCAAATCCTTAAGGGGACCAAACTGAACTTTAGCCATCGCATCATCCACATATCCCATCTCAGGCTGCAACTCCATGCTACCTTTCCAAACTTCACCTTCTTGATAAGCTTGAGATATCTCTGTAAAGAAAGCATTTGTCATTAACTCTCTATCCTGTACTCCATAGCGTCGAGGATAGAGATCATAAATATTCTCTAACGTAATAATACGTGCAATCAAGGCATCTTGACGAAGAACCACATACTGATCTCCTAAACCAGCATCAGCCAATTCTGAAAAGTCATTTGTAAATCCAGATGTCAGTTTTTCCGGGTTTAACAGATTATTATTCTTTAAGAATGCATAACGAGCGGCCAACGATTTGCCATAGTTACGCACCTCATTTCGGAAAGATACGCCATCCGTATCGTCATCAGCGGTATGTAATGTCGCATAAGCCGGATTATTAGCTATGATATTCCATCGTTTCTTCATATCAAACAATGGATGTTCAATGCCAAAAAGATGTGTTGCGGTCGTACCCGGTCCAAACACTGTTAGTTGTTTTTTGATTACTACTTCAGATTTGTCCTCCATTGCTTTAGCAGCCATATTCGTAATATCCTGACGAAGCTTGGAGTTTTCTTTGTTGGTTGTATTCAGAGTGGTAACTAGTGCTTGAACACTATCAACAAGAGATTGAGGCTGACTATTTAAGTTATCCTCTTGACCGTTTCCGTTTACCGAGACATTGTCACCTTGATTTTGCGCTTCATTTGCATTGATTATTTCAAGAGCGGCATTTCTTTCAGCCGCCAATCTATCGGCTGTCTGTGCCTCTTGCATCGCATCGGAAAGGGAGGTTCCATATTTTTCTTTAAAGGAGGCTTCAATGGCTACCCAATCCTCATTCGTAAGTGTCTTCGATTTAGCCTTGTCTGTAAAGCCAAGAGCCGCTAAGATCAT